ATGATTATGGAATGGAATCTAATTGGGAAGATGAATATGGAGAAGATGGAAAGGGTCATTGGGAATATGATGGAGATGAAATAGATGAACCTGATATTATGAGAGATGAATTAAAAGAAGAGGGTGAAAATTTTGATGAAGATAAATTGAAATGGATACCTGATTTAAGTTATGAAGATTATGAGGAAGATCGAAGGGAAGAATATGTTGATCGAAGAGAGGACTATATAAAGGATCGTATAAAAACCTATAAAAGTGGAGACCTAAAAGGTGCTATAAAAAGTCAAAATGAAATCATGTTTGATTGTAATGAATATTATCTTGTTAATTCAAACTTTGAAAAAATCCTATTACATGTTATTAAGAATAATATAGACCCTAAACATTTAGATGGATTAGAAAATTTAGTAGAAGGATTAGAATGAGTAGATTACTAAAATACCTGAATGAAAAATATATAAAATTTAGAGGTAAATCTTATGAAGTCTTGGAGAACCCAAATCCAAGGGAAATAAGGGACCTAAAAACTCCATATCTGAAATTCATAGCAGATAGAAGAGATAAGACATTATATGTATGGGATATAGATGGACCATTACATGAAAGTGCTTGGAGACAAATCAAAGGTGGCAGCAATCTAAAAATGGATATATATAAAGGATATATTCTATCAGGATATTCAACTCTAAACAGGGGTCCAAAACCTGTAATGGATAGTGGTGATGGTAATTATTACTTACAGGATTACTTACAAAATGGAGATATAACCTTAGAACAGTTTAAAAATAATTTCAAATGGGTAGATAAATATATAGATGTAAGTGCTTATTTAGGAGAATCTAGTATTTTAAGTGAAAAATTCTTTGAAAGAGGAAAATTTTCAAATAATTCTATAGAAATCTTTGTCAACCCCACCAGGAAAGAAATGAATAGTATAGGTTCAAAAGAATTAAGGTTCACAGCAGATTGCTCTAATAAGAAAGTATATGTATTTGATGGAAGAAGAGTTTTACATGTTGAAGTATGGGGTGCATATAAAGAAATAAATAAAGGCAGGGATTTTCAAGAATCCTCTAAAGATGGGGTATTGTTTGGAGTTTGTGAACCTATAGGTGGCAAATGGGTTATGACTAGCTCAGATGAAATCGAATTAGAGGAAAGACTTCATCAAGGTAGCTGGGATTTTACTGACATGTTAATAGATTTTAAGTGGGTCAACAGGTATATAAATGTAGATAAATTTTTGAGGGAATATTTATAATGAGGTTTCTAAAATATCTAAATGAAAAATTCTTTGAAAGGATGAAGAATAAGTATACTGGGGGTTCTTTTGAAATCTTTGTCAATCCTACTAAAAGTGAAATGAAGAGCATCAAGGCTGATTACCTAAGGTTTATGGCTGATAGTTCTAATAAAAAGCTATATGTATGGGATGGAGATGCTTCAATTCATATAGATGTATGGAATAGATACGAAAAAATAAAAAAAGGCAGAGATTTTTTTAAAGTATCTCGGAACAATGAGATATTATTTGGTGTTTGTGAACTAATAGGGGGTAATTGGGTAATGAATGGTTCTGATGAATTAGAATCAAGACCGAGAGATGAATGGAGCCCAGAAATATTATTACAGGATTTCAAATGGGTTAATAAGTATATAAATGTGGATAAATTTTTAGAGGAATATATTGATTAAGAGGAGGAAGATAATGGATAATTTGCAAAAACTTTATGAGGATATGAGAACAAAAGAATTGAAACATCTAGAAAAGAAAAATCCTACACTTATAGAGAATTTAATAGAAAGAGTAAAAGCATTAGAAGTTATAGTTGAATCATTAAGAAAATCAAAAGTATAAATAAATGAGAGATACACTTACAAAACCCCAATGGAGTATGGAACATTATCAGGATGGTAATATTGAACATGACTTATATGATTCTGTTGTAGTTGAATACAATGACATAGAGGGCACGAGCATAAAATATTACATCCGTGATGAGAATATAGCAATGGACACTCTATATGGCGAGTCGGTAAATACCAATTATTTGGGTCCATATGAAAGCAAACTTACATATGAAATCACGGAGGAGCCTACAATGACTGACCCATTTGGTATAACCTCTATTGATGTTATACAATATGGGTGGATGCCAAAAAGCACATTTTCAAGAGATGTAAGTGGAGGATATGAACCTAAACCAGGAGATGTTATACAGACATTATGGAATGAAAGGTCATATGAAGTGGTAGACGTAGGTGCTGAAGGATCTATATTTCAATTAAAGAAAATGATATGGGAATTTATATTGAAACCTTATAGATTCAGTGATCAATCTGAATCAGCTCAGGATATTTCTTGGGATGTGGATAGTACTCTAAGTGAACCACTTACAGCATATGGTGATAATGCCTGGATAGAGGAAGAATCTGATGATATAGATTTATATTCAGATGTTGATTCCTCAATTTATGGATTTTAAGTAAGGATAAAGGATTATTATGGGACGTCAATATTATTACTACCAAAGCATTAGAAAAACTATAATTCAATTTTTAAATTTATTTAGAAATATACAGATAGAAAGATTGAATGCTGAAGGTACAGTAACGGGATATAAGAAAGTTCCTCTTAAATTTGGCATTAAAGAAAAGGTGTGGTATTGGTTGCATCAGAAAAGAAATGATGAAATGCTTCCTATAATATCTGTAATACTAAATACTGTTGAATATGCTTCAGACCGCCAGACAAATAAAATGAGAAGTGTAGTAAAATCAACTTCACATTCAGCTGGTGAATTAAATAAATTTCTCAATCCTGTGCCTTATAATTTTGGATTTACAATGTCTATATGGTCTTTATATATGGTAGATGTGGACCAAATACTGGAACAAATTTTACCATATTTTACTCCTATGGTGTTTATCCGTATAAATATACCGGAACTAGATGCTACATTAGATTTGAAAGCTATTTTTCAAAGTTGTGCTCCTGATGTAAGTATGGAGATGGCTGATGAAGATGTAAGAGTAATAAAATGGAATTTAGATTTTATGGTACAAGGATATCTATTTCAACCACTTAAAACTACTGGTATTATTACAAAGGTTATTCAAAAGATATATGGTAATGAACATAGTTGGGGTAGTAGATTTACCGAAACAGTATTTACTTCAGGTGGTGGACAAGAAATGGTTGCCTTGTATACTAAAGCAATAGCACCATATTTTGATGAAGATGATTGGATAGCAAATACCAGTTATGATATAGGTGATTTAGCAAAACCTACAACAGCAAATGGATATCTATATGAAGTTGTAGGTTTTATAAATGAAGGATATTCAGGAACCACAGAGCCTACATGGCCAACTACAAAAAGTACACCTGTGGTTGATAATGATATTATATGGGAAAGATATCAACATGATGATTATAAACGGTTAGTAGAATTAGAACATTTTGGAGATTAAAGGAGGAGAAAGGAAATGAATTTGATAGAAAAAATTGACATTTATTTAAGTGAAGATAGTGAGGAAGCCGCTGAAAAAATGGTAAAAAACATTGAAAAGAAAAAGGGTTCAAAGTATTCAGAGGAAGAAAGGAAAAAGATAAAAGATAAATTTATAAAAAACATGGAAAAAATGAAGGATAAAAAGAAAGAATAATGGCATTAAGTACACAACTAAATAAAGCAAGTCCATTTAGTTTTGAATTAGTATTTCCATTGATACCAGTACAGACAGAATTGAAGCCCAATGAAGAGTTTACTCTAAACATTTTTGAAACTGTTATACCTGGTGTTACACTAGATATGTCTGAACATAATTGGATGGGAGGCAAAACAAATAGAGCAACGGGGGCCCTTACATTTGAACCATGGAATATAAGCTTCATGATTGATTCTGAATTCAAAAATTGGCAAATTATTTTAAAATGGTTTATGTTTATAAATAACAATAGAGATAAATACATAGACCTTCAAAGTAACTATGCTGTGGATGCAACCCTAAGAGTATTGGATAACTTTCGGAATCAAAAATTCTCTCTTTTTTTTGTAGATGTATGGCCAAGTAGCATAGGAGAAGTGTTATTAACATATAGGGAGGGTGAGACCAATTTAGAAGCACAGGTCTCTTTTACTTACGACCGATATGAAATTAGAGAATATTCTGTAATATAAAATATAAA